TGCGCCTCCCGCTGGAGGGTGTCGAACGACTTGACGAGGTCGGCCGTCGAGACGCCCGACTTGCGGGCCTTCTCGTCCAGGTCGAGCAGTTCGTTGTTCAGCCGCTCCAGCGACTTCTCGAACCCGCTCGGGCCTGCGTTGTTGAGACGCTTCTCCAGCGCCTCCAGCTCGGCGCGTGCCGAGCGGATCTGCTTGTTGATGTCGACCGTGGAGACGTTGGCGGCCTTCGCCTCCGCGCGGTTCCCCTCCAACTGCTTGAGGGTGTCGCGCAGTTCCTCGGCGCGGCGCTTCGCGTTGGCCTGCTCGGCGGACAGTTTCTCGATCGCGGCGGTGATGCGCTCGAACTCGCCGGCCACGCGGCCGGCCGCCGTCAGTTCCTTCTGCCGCGCCAGCAGTTCGGACTGCTCCTGGGTCAGCGCGCGTACAGCCGCCGCCTGGCGGTCGTAGTTGGCGTTGGCCTGGGAGAGGGAGGCCGCGGCCTTCTGCTGCGCTGCGGCGGCTTCGTTGACGAGCCGCTTCTGGTCAGCGAGTTCGCTGTTCAGGCGGTCGAGCGACGCCTGCTGCCTGGCTGCCTGGCTGACCTTGACCAGCGCCTCACGGAGTTTGCCGAAGTCCTGCGCGAGCGCGCCGGCGGCGCCGCGGAGTTGCCGGAACCGTTCGTCGGACTGCGCGAGGCCGTCAGCGAAGTCGTCGCTGGTCTGCGCGACTTCGCCGAGCGTGGCCTTGAGTTTCTTGAGCTTGTCCGACGCCTCGTCACGAGCGCGCAGGATAAACTCGACCGAACGATCACCCGCCATTTAGCGACTCCACCAGTTCCTTGAAGGCCTTGCCGCCTTCCTTGGAGATCACGGAGGAGATCGCTGCTTGCGTCAGCACCGCCGCCGTCACCGCCAAGCCGTTCAAACGGTCCCGGACAATCTCCGCTTCCGTGAACAGCATCCACAGCGGGTATCGCTTTGCCTCCGGGTGCCCGTTCCCGAGCAGCAGGGAGACATCCTGGCGCAGCTTGTAGAACCAGTGCTGGTCTACTGGCCCTGCGCGCTGGGCGTGCTGTTCGAGAGCAGCAAGTCCTGGATGACTTGGTTGCTGGCGCCGAGCAGGACGAGCACCTGCTCGGCGAACTTTTTTACGCCGCCGGCCTCCTCGAACGTGAGACGGCCGACCGCCATCAGCGCATCCAGCTGCACCGTGACGGGGAGGCGTTTGACTTTTTCGTGCTGGCCGGGCTCGTCGGAAGCGAACGCGATGACCTTGGCGGCCAGGTCGGGCATCTCGGCGAGCAGGGTCACTAGCATCGCGTCGGGCGTGCCTTCCCCGCTGGTGAACACGCCGATCACGGTATCCAGTTCGTCACGGTGCTTGTTGACGAGCGCCGCCACGTCCGCGAAGGACAGGCCGCGCACGGTGAAGTCACCGCGGTTGCCGACTTTGATTGTCTCGGTCGGCAGTTCGAGTGCAGCGAGCGTCATTCGCCTTTCCTCAAGTGCCAGGGGTGGAAACCCCCGGCCCCGCTACGCAGGGCCGAGGGTCAGTGGAGCATCAGACCACCGGGCGGCCGTCGATGTAGATGGCCTCGGTCGTGTCGTCCTTCTTCAGGATCTCGACATCGAACGAGAGCACCTGCCACTCGTCGCCCTTCAGCGCGAAGTCACCCGACGGGGTCAGGCGGACATACGGCATGTAGTAGTCGAGCTGGTCGCCCTGGGCGTTGAACGCCACGAAGCGCAGCGCGCCCTCGATCTCGGCGTTGGCTGCCGTGACGATCTGGGTGCGGGTGTTGGCCGCGGTGTCGTAGTCCGAGATGTTGATGTTCGCGCCGTCGCCCAGGCCGCCCGGGATGATGTAGATGCGGCCGAGGTCGGAGTCCAGCGTGTAGTCGGTGCCAGCGACCAGCGGGTCGGTGCCGTCGGTGATCGTGTTGATGGTCACCTTGCGGACGCCGGACGGGTTCACGTCGGTGCCGATCTGGTAGTACCGGCCGCCGACGGCGCCGGTGATGGTGAAGCTGTCGGCAGTGATGCCGGTATCCGTGACCGTGTCGGCATCGCCCAGGAAGAAGCGGGCCACGTTCGCCGGCGAGATGTTGTCGCAGGTGAACGAGCCGGTGCGGTTCAGCTCCAGGAGGACGGACTCGTCCTTGACGCGGACGCCCTCGTCGGAGTTGAAGTGGTCCAGCTTCTCGGACTCGATCGTGATGGAGAACTCCGGGGTGTTGCCCAGGTAGTCCTCGCCCGTGGTGTTCGTGGTGTTCGGCGCATACGGGTCGAAGAAGACCTTGCCGCGACCGAGAACGTAGTTGTTGGCCATGATTCAACTCTCCGTGGAAAAGTCAGCCAAGGGTTGACAAGGCGACATTACGTCAGAGCGTAGGGGTCGCCGGTAGTCTCCGCAACCCCAAGCCGCACGCGAAGATAGAAGCAGGGGACGTTGGAGTTTTCGTCGGCAGGACGCACCGTTCCGGGCGTCATGTCGAAGCCTGTGAGCAGGCCGCCGAGCATGTAGTCGGCGCCGGGGGCGTGCGCGCCGCCCATGTCGCGGATGCGCGCCAGCCGCTTTTGTACGTCGGCCATCAGCAGGTAGACAGGGTCGGTCGGGTTGTTCGACTCGTCGCCGATTTCCTCCCGCGCCCACCCCTGGATCATCAGGTCCCACTGGTGTTTGAACTTGTCGTGCTGCCCCACGAAGTCCGAGGTGAACTCCACGGTCGGGTATTCGAGGATGGTGACGAACGGGAGCGCCTGGTTCGCGCTGACGACCGACACCCCGCGGCCGACACGCCCGGACAGGTTGTGCTGGTACTCCGGGGTCCAGCCCTCGGGGAGCGGGTCCGGCGGCGTGTTGTCGATGCCCTCCAGGAGGTCGGTCAACGCCTTCAGGATCGTCAGTCGCTTGGAATCGGTCATCGCACACCTGCCAGATCGAGTTGGCGGAAGAACTCGGCGCGCACGAAGTCGGCGACTTCATCGAGCCGGTCCTGACCGGCCACAGCGAGGGCCTGATCGACTTCCACCGAATAGAGGATGTACGCGCCGCTGTCACCGCGCCGCAGCGGGTAACCGGCGCCCTTTTTGTTGACCAGGCGCTCGCCCGGCTTCAGGCGGACCGCGATACCAACCACGCCGTTCTTGAACCGCACGAAGAAGCCGCGGTTCAGGGTAACCGTCTTGCCCGGGTCGACCTTCACGCGCGGCTTCAGCCCGCGCCGGGCCGCGCCAGACGGGGCGTTCGTGGCGAACTTGGCCAGCAGGGTCGGGCTGTCTGCGCCACGGACCCGCGCCTCCAGCGACTCGCTCGACGCCGGGGCGACCGTGATCTTGCCGGTGTTCCGCGGCGAGTAAAGCTCGCACGGACGGAAGGCAACATCTTTGCGGATCTGCTCGGACGCCTTCGACGCCAGGCGGCGAGCGCCGGCGTTGATCGCCCGGCGGGCTGCCTCCACGGTCGCCTCGGGCGCCTTGGCGAAATACGCCTCGAAGTCCTCCAGGCCGCGGACCTCGACCTCAAGGGTCACACGGCCTCCGGGATGCGCTCATAGCCTAGCGTGGCGGCCAGGTCGTCAGCGCGGTCGATCAGGTACTTCGGCGGGTCGCACTCGCGCGTCAGCACCCACATCTTCGTCTTCGCGTAGGCGATGGTCGAGTTGTCTATTCCGGCTGCGTTCAGGTTCGGGTACGGACCAGCGCTGTCGAACTCGGTGGCCGCAACGTAGATGCGGGCCTTGCACGGGATGGCGATGCCCCAGCGGGTTGGCTCTGTGTCCTGCGAGCCGATGGGCCGCAGCGGGACCGGGTTGTCCCACAGGCCGGCATTGCCCGGGTCGGCAGCCAGCGGGGCAGCGAAAGCAGCCGCCACCGGCAGGTCGGACGTGACAGCAACCAGGCTGTATTTCCACTCGGTTTCGCTCATGACTGCGTGTTCACCCAGTTGTAGTAGCGCGTGATCTCGTCGTCGGTGAGCTGGTCGTTCACGATCAGGAAGCCGCCGAAGTCGGCAAGCTGCTGAATGACCAGGTAGGCACTGTTGACCGCGACGGCCGAGTTGCCGGACGTGAGCGTCGTGGTGGAAGCCACGGCGTTTTCGACGATCTGCGCGCTGCTGCCCTGACCGCGGGCACCGGACATACCCCACACCTCGGACGCGCGGGTATACGCGCTGTTCTGGCCGGTGGATTGCTGCCGTCGCCACCCGCACCTGGTGGTGAAATTCGGGCTCGTCCCGGTGAACGAGTAGTAGAGGTCAACGAAGGTGGCCGGGGAGCTTCCGAGAGTGTTGGTAACCCGCAGCGCCAGCACCTCGTCGGTCGTCCCGGTGGCGTTGCGGCGTCCGTAGAGCAGGACCGTCAGTTCGCTGGTGTTGGACACCAGGCTCATCGACGAGAGGTCGAACAAGAAGCTGGTGGCCGACGCGCCGTAGAGGTAGCCGGCAGTGTGGTACCGCGCGGCCTCGGCATCCGTGCCAACGCTCGCGCTCACAACGGCGCGAACGCCGTTGATCCGCTTCACGATGTCGCCGGTAGCGCTCACGTCTCCCGTGCCGTCGGCATTGCGGCGCAGCGTTGACGCGACGCGCGGGTCGACGTAGTCGCCCAGCCGGCCGCCGGTGAAGATCGCCTCGGGCGTCCACGCCGCTGCGTTGTTGACGATCGCCGTCGGGCCGAACGAGGCAACGTCACCACCAGCGCCAGCAAGATCGCCGGTGCCCGCGTCGTAGGTGATCGTGCCCACACTGTCGCCGGCGTAGACCTTCGGGATGGTCAGGTCGACATTGCCGCCACTGATCGACCCGGACGAGATAGTGCCGACCGAGCGCGTCAGGCCCAGCGTTGCCGTGCCCGCCGTGATCGGCTGCGAGAACAACAGCCGCAGCGTCACGCCATCAGACAGGATGGTCGCCGAGACGAGCGTCGGCGGAACCGGAGCGGCCCCGCCGTTCGACTGAACGTAGAGCCCCGTCCTGGTGAACGCCGATACAAGACCAGTGCGCTTGACGAGCTGCACAGGCGACCTCCGTCAGGGGCCCGCGAGGAACAGATTCACCACAGGGTCGGTGGCCCCGGTCAGCCGCCCACGCACCTTCATGCCCTTCTTCAGCGAGACGAGGATCGGCGCGCCAACGGCCGTGATCTCACGGTCCGTTTCACCAGGCAGGACGTTCTCGTCGAAGTCCGCCACGTCGATGTAGAGCGTGCCGGTTCCGAGGTCATCCCCTTCGCGCAGGGACAGGAGGTAATCGCCGCTCTCGGGGGCGGTGTACCAATCCCCGGTGTCGTCAGCGGTAATCTCAAGCAGCAGCATGGCGTCACTCCGTCACGGTGGAGTTGTTGGTTGCGGCGAAGTCGGCGATGGCCGCGACGGGCAGCACGAGGCCGACGGCGTCGCCGGTCGTGTCGTCGTAGTCCACCGACACGTCTGCACCCTGGAGGATGGCGGCGGCCATCGTCAGCACCAGCTCGGTGCCGGAAGCCACCCCGGAGTCGGGAGCGATGTCGTTGACCGTCCACCCGGCCTCGGTTCCGGCGCTCAAGGCCACGTCGAAGGTCAAGGTGACAGTCAGGCCGGTCGCATCGACAACGGCGCTCTGGAGTTCCGGCGCCGCCGGCGGGGCGACCGCACTCGTGTTGCCGAGGGCGAAGCCTGCGGCGACGCCCGCGATGGCCAGGTTCCCGTTACCCAGGTCGCCCACCTCGGGGTCGTAGGTCCCGGTAACGGCCATGCCTGCGTAGATCGCGGCCTGCGTCTCGCTGTCGAAGTCATAGGACACCTCGAACTCGACGGTGCGCCCGGCGACGGTGGCGGCGGCGACGGTGGCGGCGATGCCGTTGACCTCGAACGACCAGCCGTCGGCGGGCGCGTCCGAGAATACGGCCTGGTCGAAATCAACACGCACCAGCGTGCCGGTCGCATCGACGTAGGCCTGGGTGATCTTCGGTTGGCGGCTGCGGCGGCTCGGCATGGCTCACTCCTCGGGTTCAGGCGGCAGCGGCGGCAGCCGCGTCGCTTCACAGGTGATCGTGATGCCGTGAACCGGCAGCACATGGTCAATCTTGTAGCGACGACCGTCGGCGGTCGTCACCACTGCGCGCTCCTTCGGCTCGGCCACGTCGGCGGCAAGGAACACGATGCGCGGAGCGTCAACGGCGATCTGGGTGTACCCGACGCCGTTGAGGTCACCCTCGATCTTCGTCGTGTCATGAACGCGGACGGTTACCGCGGTAGGCTCGGCCTCACCGGGAGCGAGGTAATCCGCCGGTTCCGCGAAGAACTCGTGGATAGATGCCCGGGCTGCCGCGAGGGTGTCTTTCCACGCCACGGCACGTCAACCGAAATCCGGCGCGCCCAGGTCGGACTGAACCGACCCGGGTTCAGTGGTGGCCTTCCCTGGCTCGTCCTTTTTCTTCTTGGCCCGGGCGCCTGCCTTCTGTTTCGGCGACGGCAACGCGGCCTCGGCTTGCGCCACGCGGGCGTCGATGCGCGCGATGGCCTTCAGACGCAGCAGGTCGTTGACCTCTGCCTCGGAGAAATCCTCGACAATCTTGCCGGCAGGGACGACCTCGATGTCGCCGTTGCCGCGCTGTCGGATGATCTTGTGCAAAGTCTGGAACACGGGGCGTCACTCCCAGGGTAGAGGCAAGGAGGCCGGGTTGCCCCGGCCTCCCCGCGTTGGTTACGCCAGAACGGTCGCCTTGAGGGAGGCGTTCGGGCGCATCGGCACCATCAGCGGCGCGCTCTGCGTCATCAGGAAGATGGCGCTCGGGTCTTCCTGCTTCCACATCTTCGGGAAGATCTCGGCAGGACGGAACCCGGCGTCAGCGTCCATGATGGCGCCGAAGCAGCGCACACCCTGGAGGCCCGGGCCGGTCAACACCACTTCCTTCGACCCGAGGATGTTCGTCTGGGTGCCAGTGTCATCCTCGTAGTAGTCGTTGTAGGTGTAGACCTCCAGCGAGCCGATCACGCCGCGGTAGACGCCGCCGATCATCGCGTTCGGGCCGCGGTCGAGGTTGGCAGCGCCGCCACGGTAGGTCGTGTCGAGCTGATCCTTGACGTAGGCGTTGGCGATGAACGCCTTCCAGGCGTCAATGCCCATCGTCACGCGCGTCGCCGCGGTGCCGGAGTTCTGGAGGACCAGCAGGGCCCACTCCTCCAGGTCCTCGACCGGGTTCACGCCGGCCTCGTTCCAGCGGGAGCCGCCACCGAGGGTCACGGTATGGCCGCCGTCACGACCGAAGGAGATGGTCGTGGTCGGGTACGAGTCACCGGAGACGGTGATGGAGCCGTTGATGACGGCCTGCGCGGCCATCCATTCCTGGCGGGCGCGGTGCATGGCGGTGTGCATCGACAGGATGTCGGCCACGACGGCGTCGTAACGCTGCGCCATCGAGAGCGAGCCGGTGTAGGCCTCACCCGGGCGGCGCTTGATGACGCGGCTCGGGTCGACGATGTCCTTCGGCTTGACGTAGGCCGGCTTGAACCGCCTGGTTGCGTAGCCCTCGTGCAGCATCGGCTTGCCCTGCACCGTCGGCGCGACGAAGGGGGCGAGGCGCTTGCCACGGTCCACCACGTCGAAGTCGATGTATTCGGTGTCGAACAGCTGCACCTGCGGGAAGCACAGGTCGAGCCAGTACGAGGAGAGGGTTTCCTGTTTGGCGATCACACCCATCAGGGTGTGGGTATCGTAGGCGCCAATCGTCATTTGCGTGATCTCCTGGAAGTTGACTAGCCCGGATTAACCTACGGAGTAGGTCAGTTCGCGGATGGTGATGGGGGTACGGTCGAAGGCGGCCTGCACCGTCGCCAGCGTCTCGCCGTTCGGCACAACCAGCTGCGCGAAGTTGAAGGTGCCGGCGACATAGATCACGCACGCCTTGTCCGCCAGCGAGGCGTCGACGGCGTAGGCGAGGATGCCAACCGGGACTTCGGTGCCGTCGTTGGCAGCGGGGTCCCAGACTTCCAGCTTGCCGGTCGTGGAATCACGGCCGACGATGGTGTGGATGGCGAGGTTCTCGCCGGAGGCGAGGGTGGCCTCCTGCGTGACAACCGGGCTGTCACCCGCCAGCAGTTGCTCGGCGGTGAAGGTGTCGGAACCCGAACCGGCGATACCGTAAGCGTAAGTGGACATGACTGTTTCTCCTGGATGGGTCCCGTGTTACTGGAGTTTCCGGCCACTGGCCAGCGCGTAGTTGCCGAGGATCCGTGCGACCGGGTCTTCGCGCTCCTCACGCTGACCGGCGTCGGCGCCAACAGCGGGGGTTCCGCCACTGGCCTCCATCGCCTTGTCGAGCGCCTCGATGCCCGTGACCCCGGCGGCCTTGTCGCCGGCCTTCGGCGCGGCGGCGAGAACAGCGCGGGCGTCCTCCACGGACATCTCGGTGTTGAAAGCGAGATGCGACGCAAGGCTTTCACGACCTGCGGCTTCCTCGCAACCCTGGATCGCAGCGATGCGCTGGCGCTCCGAGGCTTTGACGCTTGCGGCGTCGGTGGTCGGCACTTCGGGCGCGACCGGCTGCTGATCTGCGTTGTCGGCAGACATGGTGGGTGCTCCTGCATTGGAGTTGAACGAACGAGCGCCGGTCAGAGCGCCCTTGAATGCCGCGAACGCCTCACGAGGAGACATGACGGCGTCCACCAGGCCAAGATCGAGAGCCTCGGGGCCGGCGAAAGTGCCGGCCTCGGTGCCGCGGATGGCCTCGGGGGATATTGCGCCGCGGCGGCCTTCGGCGACCGACGCGACAAACACTTCGTAGGACTTCTGGACGCGCGCCTGGATGCGGCCCTTCACGTCCTCGGCCAGCGGCTCGTAGGGGTTGCCGTCGACCTTCTGTTTCCCGGCGTAGATGTAGGTGACCTTGACGCCGCTCTCGGCCAGCGCCTTCGAGAAGTCAACGTGCATCGTGACCACGCCGACGCTGCCGACGCTGGCAGTCTCCGACATGAAGATCTTGTCGGCGGCCGACGCTAGGGCGTAGCCGGCCGAGTGCGCGTAGCCGTCGACAACGGCGTAGACGGGCTTCTGTGCCCGGGCGTCCCGGATCACCTTCGCTGCCTCGAACGCCCCGGACACCTCGCCGCCGTGCGACGCCACGTCGAGCGCGATACCGCGCACGTCGGGGTCGGCCAAGGCCGCGTCCACCATCGCCTCGACGTACCCGTACCCGGTGAACCACCCCGGGTAGTGCATGTCGACCTTGTGCAGCAGCATCCCGTGGACCGGGATGACAGCGATACCCCCGTCCACGGCATACGGCTTGCCGCCGCCGAGGTCGCTGGAGGCGTCCATGAACAGCGCCTTGTCGGCCGCCATGTCGGCGGCGTTCTCGACGAACGCGCGCAGGAACTCGCCCTCGTTCGGGTCCAGCAGCAGCGGCTTGTTCGACAGCCGCTTGGCCAGCATCGCCTTATTCATCAGCGTCATCCGCCGGGTCCTCCTCGTCTTCCTCGCCCGTTTCCTGCGGCGCGTTACCGCTGCCCGGCCCGAGGCGGCCCACGTCGGAGCCGGGTTTCTTGTCGTCCTTCACGCCCTGGCCACCGAGGCCGGCGGACTTCGACGGGTCGGCGTTGAACTCCAGACCCATCTCGGCCATCAGGCGCTTCTCCTTGGCTGCCTGGGCGAACACCTGACGGTAGTCCTTGCCCATCTTGGACATCTCGTCCTCGTAGGTGGACAACCCGGAGCGAATCCGCATCACGGCGGCCTGCGTCTCCTTGAGTTCGTCGATCTGGCCGCGGTTGGCGCCGATCCAGGTGGCCGCGCAGACCGCGTCCTTGTTCTGGCCTTCGTAGAAGAAGTCGCGGGTGACGCCACTCGGCAGCGGCACATCGCCGCGGGCAATGGCCTCCTCCAGCCACAGGGCATAGACGTGGCTGGCGAAGCGGTCGGCGACCATCTTCTTCCGGGCCTGCATCCCCTTCCACGTCTCCAGCATCGACGCGCGCGCGCTGGAGTAATTCGATTTCGAATAATCGCGCGCCAGCTGCTCGTAGGACAGTCCGGTCGAGGCCGCGATGTTCCGCAGCAGGGACTCCTCGAACACGGTGCCGACGCCGCCAGGTTGGCCGGCGTTCAGCAGTTTCAGCTTGGTGCCGGGGTACAGGTGCGGGATCTTGACCCCGTCGATGTGCAGGTTGCGGGCCGAGCCGACGTAGTCGGAAAGGCCAGACAGGTACGTCTGGATGTAATCCGGCATCCCCGCTTCACCGCCGATCTGGGCGTAGGCCTCGGCGGGCGGCAGTTCGGATTCGATGGCCGCGGCGTAGGTAGCGTTGACGACGGCGTTCTGGAGAACAATCTCCCGGAACTTCTTCGTCATCTTCATCTCCTTGAGCGCGGAAACCATCTCCGCTACGCCGCGGGTCTGATCCGGGCGCATTTGCTCAAGGATGTGGATGACCTGGATGCGCCCCCACGGCTTGCGGGCCGGCACGCGCTTCCAGGAGAAACTGTCCATCCCGACGTAGGTCGAGAAGGGGTGAGTCATCCGAATGTGGTACGCGAGCGGGGCGCCGAAGCGGTCGCGCTCCACACCCTGCCGCAGGTACATCGTGTCGTCCATGCCGCGGGGGTTGGACAGCCGGTCGAGGTCGACCATTTGCAGGGCGGTCCGGTACGGACGGGTGCCGTCACGAAGCCATTCCGCCGTGGCCAGCACTTCACCGGCAACGGTGTAGACGCCGACGGCCAGGCGCACGAGGCCAGTCAGGGTGTTGTGGCGGCTGGCGTCCGGCCAGTTGTCCGGCGACTCGGCCCACAGGCCGAACTTCGCCTCGACCTCCGACTGGAACTCCTCGCTCCACGACTCGTCGAACCCCCGGCTGACGCCCTTCAGGACGCGCAGGTTCGGGGCTGCGTTGAGCAGGAAGAACGACCCGACGATGGAGTCCTTGTGGGTGGCCACCGCGCCGGCGATGTACCCGTCGTTCCGCACGAGGTCACGACCGCGCGCATCCAGCAGGACCTTGTCGACCTTGATGTCGTCGTCGGCCGAGCGGACGGAGGGCGACCAGAGGGCCGTCTCCCGGTTGATCCGGGAGGCCCCCTCGTAGGGCGCACCGACCATTGCGGACTCACGCAGCGGTTGAGTCTCGGCCGTCGTCACTTCCGGCTTCTCGGCCATCAGAAGAACACCCGCATCGGCGCCTTGGTAGTACCGTTGACCTGGGCCTTCAGGCCCTCGATGTATTTGAGCAACTGCCCGGCATTGGCCACGGTGAACTCGACGCGCTCGCCGTTCGAGTCGACGATGACGCGCGCCATTTGCCCGGTGACGAGCAGGTGGTACTTCGCTTCTGCGTCGGTCAGTTTTTCGGCCGGGGTCATGCGAGGTCCGCCGCTATCTTGCTCAAGTCAACGCGAGGTTTAGGTGCCGAAGCGAAACGCCGCTCGGCAGTCTCACCCGAAACTAGGGCATTCGTATCCCACTCCGCAACCCACGCCGGCGGCTTCTGCCAGTTGATGTTCTCCATCCCGAGGTACGACACCAGCGCCAGGTTGTAGACGAGCAGGTCCCACGCCTCGTTTCGCAGCTTCTTCAGGTTCACCCACCGGCCTTTCACGTCCTTCTGCTCGACCGTCAGTTCCACGAAGAACGAATCGGGCAGCCAGTCGGGCAGCACGACCATCCCGCCGCGCGGCTCCGTGCGGTCGAGCATGTGGTCGAGCTGGTCCTTGACCTTGTCGGTGTTTATCAGCAGCACCGGAATCTCACCGCGCGCGGCGGCCTTGCGATCCTTCCGTTTCGCGTCCGGGTAGGAGACGGTGACCCGCGGCGCGCTCGGCAGGGACGCGCCCTTGAGCAGCATGAAGCGACCGTTGAGGCCCTGCTTCCGCAGCGTCCGGTAATAGTCGTAGGCCTTGGCGGTCACACCCTCACGGCCACCGGAGTCGCAGCCGACCATCTTGATCTGCATTCGCCGGCCGGAACCGTCGGACAGCGGATAGTCCTTCATCAAGACCTGCTCGGTCAGCAACTCCCAATCCTCCAGGTATGTCCCGGGCTTGACCCAATACCTCTCGCCGTCGGGATCGACCCGCTTCGACTTCTGGATGGCGAAACGATCGACCACGACCACGTCGAGGCCGGGCCGGATGCCGTGAACCTGCACCTCGAAGCGGTTGGCCTGCACGTCCACGGTCGCAAGCAGGCACCGGACATCCGACGGCACCTCCCGCTCGGGGAGCGGCTGGGATTTCGCTTTAAGGTCCTCCGGCAGCCGGCTGGAGCCCAGCCCGCGGGGGATGTAGGGCTCACCCTGGTCGGTGTTGACCGTGGACTTCAGCGCCTCCTGGCTGCCGGTAGCCGCGAACTCGGCCTCGGCCTGAAGGTACTTCGTGACGAGCGACTGCCAGCTCGTGAACGCTGCCGCGGGGCCCTTCAGCCAGAACGACGCGACGTTTGAGCGACGGCCCTCCCCGTGAACGACGCCGTTCTTGTCGACGGACTGCCCCTCTTTGAGCCAGCGCCCGCCGCGGTTGAGTTCAGCCTGCTGCTCTGGCTTCAGCGCGACACCGCAGCGCGGGCACGCCATGTGTACGCTCGCCGCGGCGCGGGCGATGTCTTTGTCCTGATCCCAGGTCAACAGTTTGAACGCCGGCTCGAACCAATCCCGGCAGTCCGGGCATTGCCAGTACCAGCGGCGGCGGTCGCCACGGTTGTAGAGCGCCAGCGCGCCAGGGCAGGGCGGCGCCTCGTGCTTCGTCGCCGGCAGCCACTTCGGGTTCGTCGTCTCGAAGCCAGGCGACGACTCGGCGAGCGTCATGGCAAACGACCCGAACGTCGTCGTCCGCTTCTGCGCCAGGTCGAACGGGGAACCCTCGCCGTCAATGTCCTGTGGCATACGGTCGTAATCGGTCAGCGCGACCTTTCCAACCGGACGGCCCGATAGTTCGTTGATCGTCGGCCAGGACAGCGTGAGGATCATCCCGCTGCGGTAGAACTTGTCGTAGGTGTTGTCCGAGTCGCCTGCCTTGAGCAACTGCTCGCCGACCGTCTGCGAGTGCCGGTGGAGACGGTCGATACGCCGGCGCGAGAAGTCGCGCGCCACCGACTGCGAGGTCTGGTACATGATGAAGTCGGCCGGAGAGCACACGACCGTGTGCAGCAGCCAGTTGATAAGCAGGGCGTCTGTGTTATGCGTCGGGATCATCGACTCGCCGCACAAAAACAAGCGCGACGGATGGTCAACCTGTATGCACCGAACCGGCTCGCTCCTCACAGGCTCGATCTTGGTAATCCAGCGGCGGCCCGTGTAACCAGGGCGGCCTTCGCTGCGCTCTTTAAGACGAGTCAGTTTCCTGTTAAGGCGAAACACCGGCTCGTCCGAATACGCAACAAACGAAATCCGGTAACTGGTTTTTCCTGGGCGGCGCTCTCCTTTGTAAACACAACTCGTCCTGCGAACGCTTCGCCCGACCTTAAACCCGAGTGAGCAAAGCAGTTCGTGTACGCCGCGCGCCAGGTCATACGACGTGGTGTCGAAAGAGCAGGAGCCGTTCTTGGCTACGGTTCCATCGGTGTCCATCAAGCCCTGAAGCAACGCGAGGCGTTGCTCAACAGACGCACGAAGGTACGCCTCCGGTATATGCTTCCGCCCGCCGTAATTTGTCAGCAGGCCCAGGGCGCGCAGCGACCCGAGAAGCCCGTAAGAACCCTCTCCGGGTTTCGGTGGACGTGGACACGGGTCAACGCGGGCCACTCCAAGCAACTTTCCGTCCAGCCCTGACTCAACCGGGTATCCGTCTGCTTGGATGTTCTTAATCAACTCTGGCAGGTCGTCAGCGTGACCGTAAATACGCGCGGTCCTGCTGTGGCCGTCCCCGAGCCAACACCCTAAAGTGTACGGGGCAATCGGCAGTTGACGCTCCGGCAAAACAAGAGGCTTTGCCGTCGCTATGGCGAAGCGCGACCGCTGGTTTTTTCCATAGCGGTACGTCTGCGCCAGGGTGGAGGTAGTGAGAATTTGCGGCCGTCCTGGCTTATGGGCGTCGTCTACCTGCCATTTGTGGTCGGCGTCTGCTATCACCTCCGAACCGTCGTCAAACGCCACGCGATAGCAAAGGTGGTCGTTCATCACATCAGTGGCGAACACAACCTTACATGGCGAGCCGTCGGCCGAGAGAATCTGATCCCCGACGCGCAACTCACCCATCGCCGTCCAACCAGTCGGGGTCGGTATGCGGGTAGTCAACGCCAACGCCTTACCCGTCTGCGCTGGGCCGACAAAGATGCACGCGTTGAAGTCCCGCGAGTCGAGCGTGTCCATCACCTCCGTCATGTACGGGGTGGTGTCGTTCTTCCACGGGCCGATGTACGACCCCGGGTTGTGGACGTAGCGGTACTTTTCAGCCGCCTCGCTGACGGTCAGCCGCTCCGGCGGCCTTAACCCGTCGGCGAGACTTACGATCAGATTCCGCAGCGTGGACGGTTTCGGGGTCTGGTTCATCGACTTCAGGGAACTCCGTGCCGAACTGCTCGGCGCCTTTAGCGCCTTCAGTCCGGTATTTCTCGAAGGCTGGGTTCTCGATCAGCGACTCGCGCAGATCCTCAAGCAACTGGTCGGACAGCGCGGTGATGATCTCGCGCTGTTTGTTCGTGATGCCCGTTTCGCGCGCCACCGTGTCGCTGAACAGCATGATGGTCATGCGAAGCGACTTGAACACCTCGGCCATCGCCTCGGTGATCTCCTCCGTCCGCCACAGTTCGCCCGCCTCGCGCTCCCACTTCTGCCGCTTCAGAGCCGCGTCCCAGAACTCCTTCTGCATGATCGGCGGCAGGTCGTTCGGCCGCATCTTCTTGACGTACTCGATCACCTGGTCCGGCGACGGCCGCGCCAGGCGGGAGCACGCTTCTTTGAAGTCGTAGGCCGGTGTTCCGTGCTTCGTCCGGCCGACCACCTTCGCGCCGGCCATCTTCGCCGCGATGTGCTCCTTGGCCTGCCCGAAGAAGTTGGCCAGGAACGTGACGGTAGCGCCACGGGCCAGCATCTCCATCAGGTCGGTTGCCGCAGCCGCCTCTGGCAGTTCGCGCGAGACTTCAGGGCCGGCGGCGTAGGACTCGAAGTCGTCACTCACCGCCACGGCGGGACTCCACGAGGTCCGCGCGGATCGCCGGCGGCAGGGCGAGCAACGTCTTCATGTGCGCGCGGATGTACCGCGGGAGCTTCCGTGTCGCCCCGCGGTACTGCATATATGTGGTGTAGGCGGTCCCGAGCACGCGCGAGGCCTCCTTGGAGGAGACGCCGCAGACCCGCTCGAAATCCAGCACGAAATCGTTGACCATGCGCGAACGGTATGCGGTGCGTACCGGCGGTCGCAACCCCGTGATTCGCATTGCGGATGCACCCTCTTTGCACCACGGTCAGAAAACGCATAGGGATCAAGCGCATACGCGGTTCGAGAATCCTGAAGAAGGACACCTATAGCGCCTGAAAAGGTAATAAAAACAATACCTTACTCAAGCGCAAACCCGACATGGTGCAACACGGTGAACACTTGTTTACCATTGGCGACCACCGCCGGGGTTGACCGGACTGCACCAGGGCTGCACCAGTGGCCTACATCGAGAAGCGCGGGGAGAAGTGGCGCGTCCTGATCCGCAAGCGAGGCCGTGCGCCGATTAGCCGGACCTTTCGGCTCAAGGCGCAAGCCGAAAGATGGGCACGGGAGATCGAGGTCGCCATCGAGTCCGAGGACGCCGGACGCGCTACACGAGGGGCCTGCTGGAAAAAGAAAACCCCTCGACGCCGGGTAGGAGGGTAGCGCCGAGGGGGAGGGCCGACCAGTCGTGGCGGCAAGGAACGTCGTGCTTCTTGTAGTGGACCCTCGTCTCTCCGAGGAGTCAAGCCTTCTGGCCATTCCGCAGGCTTTCGCGGTTGAGGCTCCCCGCCGGTACACGGTGCTCTAGGCACCCTTCAGGCGTGCGCCCCGGCGAGCCCTGTCGTGGGTTAGATGGCCTTCCGGCCCACGAGGAGGTATGAACGGCGCCGCGCCCTGCTTGTTGAGGAGTCAATGGTGGGTTGACACACCAGACTGGTCAACTACCGTTCGTCGCCTTCTTCGCGGCCACGTTGGCGTAGCCGTAGACCCCAAGCACGAGGGTGGCCAACGCCACGAACGTCGGCCCGTCCATGCGGCCCGAGAGCAGTGCGATGACGCCAGCAGAGGTGTAGACCATCGCTATCAGGAACTTCCTGCTCGCGTAATCCAGGGCCTTCGAGATCATGCTTCGTTCCTCGACACGGGGGCGCTCAACGCGAGCGTTGGCAAGGCGGCCACCGGGGGCAGCGGCTCGCCTGCCGGCCAGCGGAACCCGAGGACGCGTGACCGCTCGAAGGGCGCAATACTGACTGCATTGCCCTGGTTTCCGCCCAGAACAAGCAAGTTGCCACGGGCGTCCCGGCCAACGACGAACCCAACATGGCCGCCACCCTGCCGGCTGAACACGACGACCGCGCCGCGTGCAGCCACATCTATCGGTTGGCCCCATTCGAGCCACGCCTGCGCCCGCATCCAGTAGCGCGGCAACGGATGGCCGGCAGACTTGACGCAGTGGGCAACGAACACCCCGCACCAGGGCGTCTCGTCGTCCGTCCACCACGCGCGGAGATCCTCCAGCCAGCGGAGAATCACACTCTCGTGCCGCGGCCCCGGGATCTCCTTCAGACCGTTGTACCGGAACCCCTCGGTGAGCCATGCCGGGTCGTTCACGGCACACCATCCGGCTTGGCCATGATGAATGACCAGAACTCGGCGACGAAGCCGCCGATGGTGGCCGAAATGCCAGCCAGGATGGCGATGGTCCGCCACCCGCCGCGTGCCTGCTCGAAGGCGACCACTACGCGGTGGAGGTCCGTGCGGATGGCCTCCACGTCCCGTTGCAACTGCTCGATTTTCGCCTCGTGGGCGCCGAGGTCACGGTGGATGTCGGGGTCGCGGTCGGGCACGGCAGCGGGCTCCTGCTGGAGAGTGGTGGGGCGCCGCCCGAGCGTACCGCCCGCAACCCGAAGTACGCCACCCCCTTATAAGTTGAGACGCTGGCGCAGCGCGGCCAGGCTGGCCTGCCGCCGCGTCTCGAAGTACGTCTCGACCACCAGGCGGTCAACCACCAGTTTCCGGCCGATCCGGTAGGTCGGGACCGGGAAGGTTCCGAGGTAGACCTGGTTCTTCGCCGTCTCGAAGGTGACCCCGAACAGGGGAGCGGCGAGTCATTGACTGCCTGAAGAAGCCTGTGGTGAAAATCCTCCGGTCGTTCCATACGGGCCATGTGGAAGCACCCTCCTTTGGTTGAGGGCAAAATCCTACGACCGGCGTACTGGACAGTCAACAGGCGGTTGAGCGCGCAGCGACAAGTTCCTTGACAGCGGCTATAAGCCGTGCTTGGCCATCCGCTTTACCGTCGAGCGCCTTGAGCACGACCTCGTCTATCGTGCCGGGCACAACCAGGTGGTGCAGGATGACCGGCCTGCCCTGGCCTTGCCGAACGAGCCGAGCGTTGAACTGTTGGTAAAGTTCCAACGACCAGGTAAGCGAGAACCAACACACGTTGCACCCACCGCGCTGTAGGTTGAGGCCGTGCCCGGCGCTCGCCGGGTGCGCGAACAACAGGGGGATCTTCCCGTTGTTCCAGTCGTCCACGACCCGCTGGCTTTTGTCGAGGACTCGGGCCTTTGGGAACCTTTGCTTCAGGCGGTCCAGGTCGTGTTGGAACCAGTACGCCACGAGCAAGGGCTCACCGCCGAGCGACTCCACGAGATCAGCGAGCGCGTCCAACTTCGACGTGTGCAGCTCGTGGACGTTCCGGTCGTCGTCGTACAGGGCGCCGGCGGCGAACTGAAGAAGTTTGCCAGCAAGCACGGCGGCATTCGCGGGCGTGATCTCCGCGCCCGCCAGTTCGATGACGCGCTCGCGCTCGAACTCCTCGTACTTCTCGAACGCCGCCGCATCGAGCGGGCACTCGATGACATTCCGAGTGCCGGACGGCAGGCCGTCATACGACTCCACAACCTGCACGATGTCGGAAATCTTCTCCTCGATTTCCCGTTGGGCGTGGGACTTCGGCTTCCACTCGTGTGTCCACTGGTTCAGATCGAACCAGCGTGAGCGGAATGCAGTTACCGTCCGCCCCAGCCGCTCTCCGTCGTCTAGGAGATACACCTGCGCCCACAGGTCAGCAAGCCCCTGCGGCGCCGGGGTGCCGGTCAGGATGACCACCCTTCGGATATGCTTGAGCACCGCCTTGAGGGCCTTGAATCGCTTGCTCTGGTGGTCGGAGAACGAGCGGCTCTCGTCCACCACAACCATGTCGAACGGCCAGGCCTTGCCGTAGTGTTCAACGAGCCACGCGACATTCTCGCGGTTGATGCTGTAGATGTCTGCGTCGGCATCGAGCGCCTTCAGACGGCGCTTCTGGTCGCCGAGAACTTCGACGACGCGTAGGTGCTGGAGGTGCGACCAGTGCTGCGGCTCGTGCGGCCAAACCGTCCGCGCCACCCGTAGCGGAGCGATCACGAGGACTTTCTTCACCATCATCTCGGAGAGGAGCCTGGAGACGGCCGTGAGGGTAGTGACGGTTTTTCCTGCACCCATCAGCGCGAACAGACCAGCGCGCTCCCGCTCGCACAGGAACTCGACAGCGCGGTGCTGGTAATCGTGCAGGTCTACTTCGCTGCGAACTCGTCGATCCACGCGGTAATTTCCACCATCGAACTGAACCAATGCGCCTCGAAGCCGAGCCGCCGTAGTCTGTTGATCCACACCCATTGCGCCTTGCGTGGTTCTTTTCCAGGGCGCTTGAGTTCTATGAACGCTATCTTGCCGCCTGGCAGCAGAACCATACGGTCCGGGAACCCCAGCAAGACCGCAGGGATGAACTTGATCGCGTAACCGCCGTGGCGCTTCGCTTCGTCTTTGAGGTGGTCTTCGACCTTGATCTCAAGCATCAATCCTTCGCGTACCGCATCATCTCGCCAACACTACCGTCCAGCGGCAGGCCGGGCGCCCACTCGATAGGCCGTGCCATGATCTTCCGCACGTCGTCCGGGTGGCCGTGCGCCGCATCGAGAACCCCCTCGTCGTGGACGTGCCCAACGATGTCCTCGCGGTAGCCAGCGTCCACTAGGCGGAACAGCACCTCACGGAGGCAATCGCGCGCGATCCCCTGGTCGATGTTCTCCACCAGTTTTCCACCGTGCGTCTCCACGCGGCCCCACACGCGCTGCGTCTTACCCGGCAACTGGCGCTCGCCCATGTAGGAGAGTTGTTTCTTCCAGCCCCACGGGCTTTCGTAGTCCTCAAGCCGCGGCTGCCAATAGCGCATGACGCGCCCGGACGGCAGTTTTATCATCAGCCAATTGGCGTCAGCCTTGAACACGCACTTCCCTGCGTGGTGCAGAGTGCCGGGCTTATCCACGGCGTTGATCGCCGCATCGGACACGGCCCACCACAGCCGCTTGATGTTGGGGTTTGCCTGCCGCCAGGCGTCTACGATTGGCTGCAACTCGTCCTCACGCAACCCCATCTTCAAGGCGCCCATGATGATGAGAGCGTTCACGCCGCCGTAGTAGCCGAGCGCGAGTTCCGCTACCTTGCCTTTCTTACGAAGCGGGTGGTGCTCGCCAGTACGTTTCTTGTAGTCGATGAACTCCTGGAGAGGAACTCCGAACATCTCGGCGGCGGACGCTTCGTAGATCATCCCGTGCGTCTTGAAGACGTTTAGCCGCCACGTCTCCTCGGCCAACCACGCGAGCACGCGGGCCTCGATGGCGCTGAAGTCGCCGACGATGAACCGGCGGCATTGGCTCGGGATGAGCATGGCGCGGGTCATGTTGCCGAACAGCGGCATCGCATCGCCGTACAGCATCTCGACGCCATCGAGGTCGAGGTTCAGCACGTCCTCGGGCGCCGTCTCCGGGTAGCCTTGGTTCGAGAGGTTCTGCAACTGGACAATCCGCCCGGCCCAACGCCCGGTCGGCACCGCGCCGAAGAACTGAAACATCCCGCGCAGCCGACCGTCCGCGCAGGCGGCACGCTTCGCTGCGTAGAACTTCGACCCGGATGCCTGCCGGCTCGCGTACCGGCGAATCTCCAGCACCTCACGAACCTCTGGCGGCAGGTCCTTCTTCTTCAGCGCCGCGGCGATGTCGTCCTTCCGGTAGCCCTCGAGGTACACGCCACGGCTGGCGCACCACTTGAGGATCTCGTCGCGCTGCGAAGTCGAGACGCCGGCAATAGCGATGGCCCGCTTCTGGAAGTCCTCGGCCTTCTGGTTGATCATCCCGCACACCC